CATTTGTGAGGATTAGCAGATCCGCACTCGAAATCAAAAATTATATAAGTATTATTGTTCATTTATCACCTGCAATTTTAACTCAATGAATTTATTCACAGCTTCTTCTATGTTATAATATATTTCAGAAAATTTTACCTTAGAATTGTCTGAATGTACTTGATATTTACTTGTTTTGTTTTTAAGATATGGAACATGATCTGTTAAATCGCAAAGTGTAATATTTTTATACGTAACAATACAACCAGCATAAATAACAGACATATAATCTTTTTTAATTCTGTCTTCTTGATTTTTTATCATTTTATTCTCCGAATTTATATAAATCAGAAATTGCTACATTATAGCAATCGCTTTTAACTTTAAACCAATTACTACCATCCCTTTGGCCTTTTGTTAGCTTTTTGGCTTTGTCAAAGTATTCTTCTTTGGGTATATATCCGAGCACCCATGCGCGGCCCCATTTACCATTGATATTTTCTATTCTTATAAAGATGTAACGATCACACTTTTGCTTAGTGTTAAAATTAGCAACAGAACATTCATACTCTGGCTTGGGTGCCGATGTACATCTTTTTGTTTTTACTTCATACGTAATACCAGAATCATCTATAATATCATAGTCGTATGTATTGCTAATAGAGCCTTGTATAACAGTATTAGCAACTTCTTCTCCAAGAAAGGCGGCAATATTTCCGCCTCCTTTAGTAATAGAATTTTTTAACTTACCCATTTCCCGGGCTTTCCTCCAAGCTCGGCGTTTCATCTGCTCTGTAATTTCCACCTCTATCATTCTGATGCTCCCGGTGCTTTATAATGATTAACATTAAATTTAGGATTTTTGCAAGACTCCATAGCGTTTGCAATGCCATAAACCTTGATTTGGTCTTCTACATAATGACACATTGTTTGATCGGAGCCCGGCCATTTAGTTTTATAAAAGTGGCATAATCTCTGGCATCTGAAATCTTTACGGCTTTTATCAAGTGGCTTAGGATTAATATCGTTCAATATTTGTATGTATCTTTTCTTTAGCTTAAATAAAAATCTATCATAATCCGAGGTGTCAAAACACATGCTAAAAGGACCGCCATCACGAATAAAAAAGATAGTCATAATAACATGCTCATATTGTGAAAAGAGTTTAGAGATAGCATAATAATACAATAGTAACTGAGCATCATCTTGAAGTTTTTCATATGTTTTTTCTTCGCCGGTAGCCCAATTTTTTCTTTGCCCAGTTTTCCAATCTACGACTTCTAAAGTATTATCTCCAATCTGTGTGATTAAATCAATAGTTCCTTTAATAGCTAGCCTACCGCCATCTTTCATTATAGCCCAGTCTTCCATAATTGGAATATTAAATTCTTGTTCTGGCGCTACGATTGTTCTATTTCTTGGATCAAATTGGCCACTGTTGTAGTCTAGAGCCATCCATGTCCACTCTTCACAGCTATCATACTCTTTAGATGTGTAATTATTTGTCTTGTCAGATTGTGAGTAATGTTCAAAACTTTTATCTAGTATTGATGTTACAAATTTTTTACTAGCTAAAGTTTTTTTGGTAAATGAAATTTCTCCTATATGTTCATCTACAAAAGAAAAGGGCTCATTATTTTGAATCTTTTGTTTACAACAAGCCAATACTTCCATTACTTTATGAACGATTGTGCCTAAATTCGCTTTTAAATTTGGAGGTTCACTCCATCCTAAATTATAGTTAAAAAAATACTTTAATGCGCAATATTCATACGCTCCATAGCTTGATGATCTAATATATGGGCATAACATTATTTAATCTTTTTAATACCTGTTTCTCTTGGTTTAGGTTGTTCAATCCAGCCCCACGATTCAATACCTGCCAAAAGAGCTTTACATGTTTCTAACAATGTCATTTTAGAATTTTCAATTTTTAAATCAAAGTCGTCAAAATCTCCAAAGCCGTTTTCGCTTGCGTGACTATCGGAGTTGGATATAGAGCGATCCAAATAAACTAGCTTTGCCCCGATTTGCTTGAGTGCAACAGCCTCATTCTTAAATCTACAGTCTGAAATTACGGCAATTTGCGGACCTTCTGTTTCAATATCTTTAATTGTTCTATTGATCCAGATATTATCATACATCTTACGCATAACTTCGGTGCCGAAGAATTGCATAAACTCCCGGGCTGTCATTGGTCCTGTCTTATGAGTAATTAATCCAATATTATTTGGGTCAATATCGCCATGAGTTGCATTTCCGCATTCTACGTAGTTAGGGTAACAAATAACTCCGGGCATATTTTCCCACAACAAATGTTTTTGAGCTTGATTTTTTTGCTCATTAGTTCCGTGTAAGCATTCTCGCGGAATATCAAACAATTTTTCTGCGATTTCTTTTAACGAAGATGCGAAAGCGTAATGCTTAATAAAAGGCCAGACATTGAACGCCGCCCATTCTCCAAACTCAAGATCGGTTCTAGTAATATCAATAAGCATGTCGGCATCTACTTCTTGCATATTTTCGTCTAGTGTTTTTGTATGAATAATAAGATCGCCCTTTTCAGTAAGGCTAAAATTATTAATAATATCTAACGACTTTAATTGATACCCATGTAAAAAGTTGCAAAGAGTATTTTTACCGCTACCCTTCTTTCCACATAGGGCAATTACATTTTGCATATATTTCTCCTAAAAATTTTTGTACTTGTTCAACAGATAATTCGGCAATATCTTTAGATGGTAGTTCAGGTCTAATATAGTTAAATCTTCTGCCGCATTTTTTGATAATTTTTTCAGCAGCTTTATTTCCCGCATTGTCTGAGTCTGTCAATAAAACAAGGGCCATAGCCCCACTTTTTTCTAATAATAATAATTGATCGTCGCTTAAATCTGCTCCGAATTCGCCTACAGAATTTGGGAATCCGGCCTCATGTAGTCTCCATATACAACTTTGCCCCTCAACTATATTAACAACTCTAGTAGCTAAAATTGAGGATTTAGCAAAATTCAACCCATATAAAAAATGAGACTTTTGAAAATTCTTGCTATTTTTCCATTTAGCATATCCATCGTTTATTGTTCTGCCGATACACCCAACATAAATATCGTTTTCGTCATACACAGGAACTACGGCTCGGTAATACATTTCTTTGTCTTTAGTAAAGCAGTCTCCCACATCAAATTTATTCAAAATTTCTTTGGAAAAATTTCTATCTTGTCTTGTTTTATCTTGATAAAATTTAGATGGTATTTGTAGACTTGTCCTGATTTGCTCTCTTGTTATTGCAGAAGGTTGTCGCTCTAACTCTTTATTAAAAACTTCTATAAGTTTTATTTCTTTATATATCTCAAATTTCTTTTTATCGTCTTTAATATCCAAATCTTTAACATTTAAAAAATTTAGACAATATTCAAGACATTCATCCATAGAAATCTTGCGATTTCTTTTTTGAGTTAATGCTCCTCTTACAAAACCGAATATTGTTTTTTTATATTCTTCATGGCATTGATGGGTCCAGCATGACCAATATCCGTTATCTTTTCTTATGCTGCATCCTAAATTGTTATCACCCTCATGCACTGGACAACAAAAAGAATAAGAACTGCCAGATTCCCGGAAATCTATTTCTAAAGATTCTAAAAGCTCTGGAAGTTTGTCTATAAGAAGCTTACAGACTTGATATATCTCCAGTTGATTCATGTTCAAAGCCTTCGTCGTCTTCTATGTTTTTACTATTTAATTCATTTCTCGTTGGGCCCTCAGTTAATCTAGCGTATGCCCCATCCATTCTCACATTGATATAGTCACCATCCTCCAGACCTCCGCCGTGACGAGATACAACAGGTACGAGTTTTCTATTATAAGATTTCTTACAGCCGTTTTCAATGTCTTCTGCTTGTTCTTCTGCTGATTTAGTTTTAAAGATAGTAAAACTGGTACACAGCCACACCAATCTATCCGATCCCGATGCAACATCAGATGATTCTTTAGTTACCCCATCACGATTAAGCTGAACAAAACTTAAACAAGGAACGTCGAATTTGACACAAAAATTATGTAATTGAGTAATAAGGAATCCAAGGGCCTGATATTCTTGCATATCTTCAATACTATTAGAACTCATTAATTTTAAGTAGTCGTATATAATAATACAGTCTTTTGTTTTACCATTTTCATCAAAGCCTACATATTGATAAATCCATTTTCTCATGGATGAAAGAATAGATTCAAAACTTTCCCCGGCGATACTTAGGTAATGATAAGGAATTTCTTTTATTTTATTTCCCGCATCTATCACTTTTTTGGTTTGAATGTGACTTTCGGCAAATTTGCCGGTGGTCAAAATATCTAATGGAACATCTGCTAGATTAGCTAAGATTCGATTGTAATGATCGTTCTTGCCCATTTCGGTATCTAGCATTAGGACTGGTATTCCAAGCTTGCCAGCCGCATGTAAGGCGACAGCATCAGCGAATAAACTTTTTCCTGTCTTTGGTCTAGCTCCAACTAAAGCAACGCCACCCCTTCTACAACCCCCGCCGATACAGCGGTCAAATTCAGCAAAGCCAGTGCTAATACCTAGCATGTCAGTAGGGTTGTCAATTAGGTGTTGAATATACTCTTCAATATCTTCTCCGAGCACCACGGGCTTGTTTTGATCGGTTCTATATGTTTTGAAAATAATATCTAAAATCGGACCTTCGACCTTAGACAGTAAATCATTAATAGATTCTTCGCCGGTAATTTCCGATAAGTCTTTATCGCATAGGCCAATTGTTTTTCTTAAATCTCTAGCCAGTTTTAACTTGGCTAATTTAGCCGCAAATCCGGCTATATTTTCTCTACTAACCGGAAAATTAAATAAAGATCGGATAAAAGAAATTTCTTCAGAGTTAGATAAAAGATGATACAATCCGAGTTCATTAGCCTTGGATAAAATAGAAGATAATTCTATCTTAGACCCAGCCATTGCCACTTCTTTTAAACAAGAAAATAGCCCCTGATTTAATGTGTCTGTAAAATATTCTGATTCTACAAAATCTATTTCTAGTAAACAGTCTAATCCATATTGAGCAATGCCGCATAATACGGCGCGCTCTGCTGCGAAGTCTACAATCTCTTTTTGTTGCGAATTTTTTGGAAATCTTCCCATTTATATGTTAATCCTGTTAA